GGAAGACATAGGAAAAGGTACATGGATGCGCTTGAAGAACTTAAAACTCGTTCTCTCAATCGTGGTGACTTTCAAAATCGCGGATTCGTGAAAGCGGATAAAGAACATGCGGTCGACATAGAAAAAGCCAGCCGACTAATACAATACATGAAGCCTACTGGTGCCTTAGAAATGGGTAGGTTTACTCACGCAATTGAATCTCAAATCTACTCCCTACAAGATAAATATAATACCAAAATCTTCGGCAAGGGTGGCAACTTGCACGAGATGGGAGAAGATTTAAACCGGAAGCGAGAACAATTTCAGAACCCGGTGTACTTGCTGCTTGATGCTAGCAAGTTTGACGCACATGTTTCCACGGAGATGCTGCAGATGGTTGCGGAGTGGTATCTCAATTTGGTAGAAGATCCCAAACAAAGAAGCTATGTTGCATGGCTTTGGAAACATACGTTTACCAACTATGGAACCACCAAAAATGGTATAAGATACAAGACCAACGGGACTAGGATGAGTGGTCATATGGATACAGGTTTGGGCAATAGCCTGATAATGTACAGTATGCTTGTATCTTATTTAAAGATAGTCGGTATAACGAAATACAGCCTTAGCGTCAATGGTGATGATAGTGTTATCATCATTGAAAAACCGGATGTGGGACGTGCATCAGATCTGAGCTGTTTTAAATCATTTGGATTTAAAATGAAATTTGAAATGACTGACGACTTCAGCAAGATGGATTTTTGTCAGACAAGACCAGTCAACACAAAATATGGTTGGATGCTCGCAAGGTCACCAGAACGGATCTTGGCTAGAGTTGGTTTTTCTGTCAATAAATTCTGCAAGAAAAAGATACGTGACTATCTATATTCCTTAGGCAAAGGGGAGGAAGCAATTAACTTCGGACTGCCTATTGGATACGCATTAGGGCAAGCGCTTGTTCAATCAACTCCTGGAGGGAAAATGCTTGCTCTCAACAGAAAACGTTACATATCATACACTAGGCAAAAGTTCTGGAACACCGGCCTGGTGGCAGAAGTGGATCAGGTGGCGCGTATGTCTTATCAAGAAGCTTGGGATATAACAGTTGAAGACCAAATAGCGCTTGAACAGAGTTTCAAAATCATCATGAAACCGGAAGTGTCAGAAAAACAAAAGATGGAAATGGAAGCTATAATAATGTCAAATCTAGTCATACCCGGTTAGGGGTAGAGTTAAGAAAATTTTTGTAAGTCTTTAGAAAGATTTATGTCTCAACCAATTGATATTCCTATCATTAAGCAAGACAATTACAGTTCCGTTCATCTTTTATTGAATTTCATTGAAAATGCCGACACGAGCAGGCAACAGCAAAACTCACAACAACAACATGGTCACGGAGAAAGTGACCATCAAAGTTCC